GGAGTTGCGTTCCTCTTTATCATTACCCTCGTAGTCTTGTGCTTCATTAAGTTCGCGAAGTGGGAGCCAAAGTATAAGGTGCCCATAAACGATTTGCGAAGCGCACAATGGAAAGAGTTTAATAGTAATATGTAAAATTTATGCAGGGTATTGATGTATCAAGATATCAGCTGGGTATTGACTTTAAAAAGGTCAAAGAAGCTGGTTATAAGTTTTGTATCACTAAAGCGACACAGGGAACTAATTGGATAGACCCCTATTATTACCAAAACCAAAGGAATGCGCGCGTCGTAGGAATTCTTTTCGGCTCTTATCATTTCGCTGACGGAGGGGATGCCACAAAAGAAGCCGACCATTTTATAAAAGCTGTCGGCGCGATGCAAGAAGGCGAACTTTTGGTATTGGACTGGGAAATCAATTATAGTAATCCCGCCGATTGGTGTAAAAAATTTTTGGACAGATGTTTCGAGAAAACCGGAGTGCGTCCGCTTCTTTATACAAATGAAGCTAGAGTAAAGTCAATAAATTGGAATAATGTCGTATCTGGAAATTATGGACTCTGGATTGCAAGGTATTATTTGAATACCGGATATAAACCGCCTCTTGTCAGTCCATCTTCGGGGCAGTGGCCGTTCTGGGCGATTTGGCAGTTTACCTCAAGAGGAAAAGTGCCTGGAATTGCCGGAAACGTGGACTTAAATTATACAAAAATGGATTTAGCAACCTTAAAGAAATATGGCAATAACCAGAACGAAGAACCAGTTTCGATATATCCCTTCAAAGACTGGAAAACCGCAAAACGCGGCTATACCTTTGGACAGAGAACCTGGTATGGCACAAAACATCTGGGCTTGGATATAATCGTTCCTAAAGGAACTCCTGTGTATGCGTGGCGGGATGTTGAGATAACTTTTTCCCAATACGGCTATCAGGGCGGATATCAATGCTGGGTGATAGACAGAAAAAAGCTCATTCGGTTTTTGCATCTCCAAAAACTTCCATTCAGAGGAAAATACAAGCGGGGTCAGGTTATTGCTTACACGGGAAACACGGGAGCTCTTACAATGGGAAGCCACGTCCACTTAGATTGTAGTAAAAATGGAAAATTGGAATTATATAATTTCTCTAATTTCCAAGACCCAGAGGAGTATTTTGCTTAACTCTTGACACAAGCTTAAAAATAGTTATTATTATAATATAGACAATTAAATATCTGGTCTGTGGGTGCTTGTTGATTGTGTTCATCAAGCCTTTTGGGGCAATTCTCCCACAGACCTTGCCTTTCAAAAGGCTTATGAACACGGCATACAAGCCGTGTTTTTTGTAAATTAAATGTGGTTTATTAGTGGCTGAATAATTCCCGCTCTATGGAATAAGGCACTATCCGTCTAATCCCTTTAATAAGGATTAAGTCAATGGCCAAATGGCTGAGGCAGATGGAGATAGGTAAGGTAGGCAAACTCCAATACGATTTAACATCGACAACGGGGATAGTAGGGCATGCTGAAATTTGGAGGTAAGGCTCTAACCTAGCTATCCTCTTTAGTAAACCACATTTAATTTATAATGATAAATTAATGCCTTATCCCGGTGTGCCCAAAGAATTGACTCCTAAAATGGACCGTTGCGTGAAAAAAGTGATGAAGGATGGGAAGTCCAAGTCGTCGGCTATTGCTATTTGCGAAACTTCCATTATGAGTCAGACAAAACCGGAAAAGAGAGAGAAACCCTATAAGGTGGTTTCTGACAAAGAACCGAAGTATGTGTTTTTTTCCAACTCAGAAATTAATAAAGAAAAAACATTGGATGCTACTAAAGGAGGTCAGCTTCTCAAAAATGTTGAGATATTTAAGTCGGGGACTTATCGGGGCATAGAATATAAGAATTCGGCTTTGGATAAGATAGTGGCTAATTTCTATTATTTAAAGTCATTTGGAATATTTCCTCATGTTCCTGTGAGAGCCGACCATCCTGGATTTTCATTCTGTGGAGGCGGAGATATTATTGATAAGGTAGGAGGATATGTTGCGGATTTAAAAAGAGTGGGAAAAAAATTAATTGCTGATTTTCGGATTACTAATGAAAAGATGTGGGGAAAAATACAGGAAGGGACTTATATAAATCGCTCCGCTGAGATAGGAACCTACGATGACAATGAGGAAATTGTGTATAAGCCTGTGCTATTTGGAGTAGCCTGGGTGGATATCCCGGCAATCGAAGGTTTGTCTCCGAAATTCACTTACAGCAAAAATAATCAAAATATTGAAATAATAAGTCTTAATGATTTAAAAAACATGAATTCAGAAGAAAATAAAGAAACTTTTCCTCCTGAAGAAGTTCCGGCGGAAGTTCCTGAAGAAACTCCTGCAGAAACGCCTGTTGAAGTTTCTGAAGAGACTCCGGTGGAAACTCCGGCAGATGAGCCCGTTGTAGAGACACCGGTTAAGACACCGGTAGAAACTCCTGCGGAAACTCCTGCGAAAGTGCCAACGGAAGAAATGCAGAAGGAAAGTTTTGAGAAGATGTTTCCTAATGAAGCGTTAGAGTTAAAAAAGCTTAAAGACTCCGTCTTTAAAGAGCTTTTTAATAAGTTTGTGGCAGAAGGTCGAATTGCTCCTGCGATAAAGGACAAAGAAATGGAATTTGCAAGGACTCTTTCCGAAAAACAATTTATTCTCTATGAGAATATAAAAAAATCTTCTCCAAAATTGGTTGAATTGGATAAAGAACAAATTGAAGGTGAAGAACCCGTTGCTCCCGGTGATGGAGAAACTGCTGAAGCGAAGATGAAGGAAAGCGAAGAAAAAGCGGACAAGTTTATTGAGGAAACTAATTAATTAATGGATTAAAAAAGTATGCGAAGTTTCACACCAGCGTCAGGAATCACAGCCAAGGAATATCTTGCATCGTCTGTCGGGAATGTGTTTGACAGCGGGACAATTGATGCGGACCAAGTAAGCACTGTTGATTCCAGCAATAATAAGTATCTGGATAAAGGAATCGTTTTGGCGAGAATCACTTCTCCCTCTGCGGCTTCAGGTCTTGTGGGACCTTACAGCCCAACTGCCACTGACGGTCGACAGTTATCTGATGGTATTTTGGGCATCAATGATACGTTTGCCGACCTCTCTGAAGGAGATGTTGACTGCGGTATCTTGATTAAGGGTACGGTTTATGAATCCAAGATTGTAATGGGTGATGCGGATGGCGCGTTGCCTCCGACTTATAAAGACCTTCTTAGAACGAGCAAATTGGATATAACCTTCAAATAATTAATTAACTACTGAAAAAGCTATGTCAACTAAATTAGATGTATACGGTTTGGACCAAGTGACAATGACTCAAGTTGTCCGAAAACTTGAGAAAAAAGGCGGAAAGAAAATTGGTCTGGACTTTTTGCCGTTCTATGATTCCCCAACTGAAGAAACGATGTGGGATATTATCCGAGCGGTAAATCCATTGGCATCGTTTCGGGCTGTCGATGGAGAAGCAGAATTGGTGGGAAGACAGGCGTTTGACAGAGCATATGCCGATGTCGTAAGTTTGGCCCGCAAGGAGCGATTTAACACCTCTGACCTTAGAAAGATTCGAGAAGCCGGAATGCTTCCAGTTATTGACGGAACTCAGTCGCTTGTCTCGCAGATGGCTAATGAGGCGAAAAGAAAAATCCGGGCAGCTCTTGAAAGGTGCAAAAACGCTGTTGATAATCGTTTGGAGTGGATGCAAATCAATGCTCTTCTTGGAAAGATTGATTCTCCTTCCGGCAGCAATGTTAAATTCTCAGTTGATTATGGAGTAACAGGCGGTCAAACGGGAGTTGTTCCTTCCGTTCTCTGGAGTACGGTTGCTTCAGCTACTCCTCTTGACGACATTCAGTCATGGCAAACTACGGTTCTTGATAACTGCGGGATTCTTCCGGATACCGTCATAATGAGTCGAAAAGCTCTTCGGTACATCATGAACAACACGGCTATTCGGACAATGATGCAGTACACGAATCCGATGATGTCGCTCTCAAAAGCCAAGGAAGTCATTCAGGACAACGCTGACATCAATATTATTCTCTATGACACGATGTACACAGATGAAGTCGGTACGACCACTTCCAGATTCCTTGCTGAGAATAAGATTATCATGTTTCCTTCAAGGGCTATTCTTCCTGAAGGAGTTGGTGACACGGCCAGAGTTGGTCATCCATTGGCTAATTACACTCCTGGATATTACAGTTGGAGCGAAGAAAAGAAAGATCCATATGGGGTATTTGCCGGTGTTGGTCTTGATGCGTTTCCCCGCCTCAAGCATCCGGAGGTTCTCTTTAATGCGATTGTATTTTAATATACAATTCATAATTGCGTTAAAGCCTAATTCCCTTTGTGGCTTTACGGACAGGGCATATTAAAAATGCCCTGTGGTAAAGCTGGAAGAAAAACAATGACATGTCAACAACATATTCAATTGATAATGATGTCGCTGAAAAATATTCGCACCTGACTGTTCCATCAGGGCTTTCCGTTCCGGCTTATCGAAGCGATGCTTATAATATAGTAAACGTGAGACTCAGAAAGTTGTATGTTATCCCGATAGATTCAACCAACAGCACGGATTTAGGTTTTTTAAAAATAATAGAATCGGAACTTGCGGCTGGAAAAATTATCCAGGCGGTAGCCACTGTTCATGAAGCGGAAGGAATCCACGAATACGGAGATACTCTCATTAAGTCAGCGGAAAGTCTTTTAGAGATGCTTGAAAATGAAAAGATTGTTTTGAGCGGAGCGACAAGGGACACCGATGATTCCTCGGATATGGTTAATCCTCCCGTGATTCACGGTTCAGCGGCGGATGATTATGCCGCATTTGACCGTCCGATGTCAGGAATTGAGAATGATGCGATTGAAGGAAAAGTGGATTCAGAAGAATATAATGAGCTAGAAGACACTAAAACGATATGATTCAGATAACTCTTACCGGACAAGTTCAGGTTCAGTCCTTTCTCAAGAAGCTCCTTACCATTGAAACGACAATTGCCTCATGGATGAAATCAGGGCAGGTAGATGAAATAATGCAATCCAGCTTTGAGAAGAACTTTTCTTCTCAGGGAAGACCGAGATGGAAAGCTCTTTCTGAAGAAACAATAGAGGATAGGCTCCGTAAAGGATTTGGAAGCGGACCTATATTAACTCGTACGGGAAATCTAAGAGATGAAATTACTTCATTGAAAGGAAAAGTTTCATTGGGAGTTAAAGAAGCTCTGATTCGATGGGGAATAGATGATTTGCGAAGCGAGGAAAAAGCTAAATTTGGAGCACATCAGTTAGGGAAAGGAAGAGGCGGACAAAATCTTCCTCAAAGGCAGATGATAGGTTTCCATGAAGAGGACCGAGAGAGAATAATAACCAGTCTCAAAAAATGGATTTATAGCCAATTCGTATGAGAAACAGGATTTTAAATAATATTAAGACTGGACTAAAAACTGAAATCGGAACAGGTTCGACCGTTTACAGCAATTTACAAATAGAAGATTTTCAGATAAGGCTTCCTGACAGCGTAATGGTGAATTACTTCGTCGGCATGACGATTGACAGAGTGAACAATGCTAGTCGGGAAATTGGAAAATTGTTTCCCGTAATCAATGAATATTCCTGCAGCATTGTGGCATTAGTAAAAAACGCCGACTATGACGCAGGGCAGACGGAACTTGATACGATAGTAAAAAGAATAATTAAATATTTTGCGAATGATGTCGGAAATTTGAAAGGTTTGACTGATAATAATGTCGTGTCGGGAGTGGTTGAAACTGTAATTTCATATTCTATGGATGGATTTGATTTTATTGCCGGTAATATGAAAACAGGAGGATTGGGACATATTTGCACGATTTCTTTGAATATTAAAACTAATTTAAACATTTAAATTTTAAAAAGATGTCATCATATACAGCGGAGACTGGCTATGTTGGTCTGGCCAGACAAGATGCCAAAGGAACTTTTAAAGCCCCGACTGATTACATGAAAGTAACCAGTATTGATTTGAATCCTGACGGGGAAAAACTTATTCCTGATCCGGAAATAGGATATGATACCGGTTCAGATATTACCGATATACATCAGGGTACATATAAAATTTCCGGCTCTCTTGACGGATATATCCGTCCGGAAGCTATTGGAATACTCTTTTGGGGAGCTATCGGCGTTTATGTTTCTTCCGGTTTGCTCGGAGACGGTGCTTATCTTCACAATTTCACTCCGCTTGTTTCCGGTTCGCTTCCCTGGATTTCCATCAAGAAATCTATTTCTGACGATGCTGAAGTCATGCATTACACTGATTGCAAAGTGGAAGGATTTTCCATTGAAGTCAATGAGTCTGAATTCTGCACGGCTAAATTCGATATAGTCGGTATAAGCGATGCTGGAGGTTCAGGGGCAGTTCCGGACTTTGAAGATGCTCCGCTTCTTGTAGCTACTAAAGCGGCTATCAATATCGGGGGAGTGGCGGTATCGGCCAAGAAAGTGTCTCTTGACTGGAAGAATAACCTTGATAGCGGAGATTTCCGAGTTGGAGCAAGAACACTCGGAGATATCGCGGAAAAACGGCGCGAACTTGACATCAAGATGGATATTGTTCTTGATACGACTTCCAATCTGTATAAGAAAGCTTTCTGGGGTTCAGCGACGGCATCGTCGGCTGGATTTACTGTTAATGCGGAAAGCGTTGACATCGTTCTTGAAAGTCCTTCACTTATTAGCACTTCAGCTCTTCCATACAAGATTTTGCTTCAAATCAAGAATGCTGTCTTTATGGCCGCTCCAACTCCAGCATCAGGTGATGACCTTGTGGTTATTCCACTTGAACTCAAAGCGACCAAATCAGGTGCTAATAACATTCTTGAAATCCATATTTGGAATTCAAAGACGGCTTATTAAAGAATTTAATATAACCGCCGAGGTTGGTCAATGTTGATGACGACCTTCCCCGGTGTCATCAACGCAATGGACGAACAAAAGATTTATTTCGGGGTTAAGAAAACAAAGAAGTTTTTTCTTGACGACTCGAAAGAGCAATGGATTGAGCACAAAAAACTCAATGAAGGAGAGCGGTCAGACTATCAGGATTCCGTGGGTGGAATTATCAAGATGGAGCAGAATACCGGAAAAGCGGAGATGGAAATAAGAGCCGGACGGGACCGCACGGAGTTATTAAAGATTGCGGTAATCGGAATTAATGTGGCAGTTATAGAAGACGGAAATACTGTCATAAAGAACAGCATAGATGAATGGGAGAAACTTTATGCCGAGATGGATAGTGATATTGCCGAGGCTCTTCATCAGGATGTTTTGGAGTTCAACGGCTGGCTTAAAAAAAAATAATCGGAGAAAAGAAAATTGAAATAGTGACTAAGGCGAGAGCTTGGGCACGAGGCCAACAGATATTAAATCCTCCGCCTGAGCTCCTTTTGTATATTAGTTGCAAAAATTGGGGAGTTTTTCCTGATGAAGGAGGTTGGTACGACCAAAATCCCTATGTGTGCGAGGTATTCGGTTTTATTGACAACATCGTAGCCGAAGAAGAAAACCGCAAAATGGATAAAGCCAAAAGAGCAAGAAAATAGATGGTAACAAATAATCTTGATATTTATATTCGAATAATGGCTCAAGGTATGCAAAATGCCCAAGCTGTTCGCGGTGAAATAAATAAATTGAACAGCGCGACAAGCAATGTTTCTAAAACTGCAGCCACAAGTTTTAATAATTATTTTAAAAGT